CTGAATTTGAAATAGAAATGGAAGCTGAAGTTGAAATAGAATTAACCGAAGCTATGGAAGAAGTGGCTGAAATGGATATTGAGGTTGAACCTGAGATTGAGATTGAAGTTGAAAGTGAACCCGAAGTTGAACCTGAAGTTGAAGAAACAGAAGAAGTAGAAGAAACTCAAGAACCTGAACCTGAACAAGAAGAAAGAGAAGTTAAGGTTGTTCAACAGAAAGAAACTAAAGAACAAATTGCAAAAAAGATTTTAGCTAAAGTTGCAGACAGTGGCGACCAAGTTGCTCTTGATACAGTTAAGTTAGCTGTCATGGCACAATTAGCAGATACAAAAGGATTTAACGAATACCAACAAACAACTTTAACAGACATGGATATATCTAATTATAACATGATGCAGATTGATGATTTGTATGGTGGTCTGTTTGAGTCAGCACAAAATAATATGATGAATGAAATGGTGAATCAACAATGGCAGAACTAGAATTTGGTGGAGTAAAAGTCAAAGGTAAAGGCAAGATTATTCCATTAATAATTGGCTTATCTACATTTGTTGGATTTCTGTATGGAGGCTTTGAAGTTTACAAACGCTATATTGATATGGAAGAAAAAATAAATTCTTTTGTAGCACCTGATCTTTCTGACTTTGATAAAAGAATAGAATTAATACAACAAGAGGTAACTATGCTTCAACAAGAAATGGGCATGATTTTAGAAGAAGTAAATCTTGTAGCCTCGACTGCAAAAGAATTAAAAGACGATCTTAAATCAGATGTTCGCCAATTAGAAGCAGACTCAAGACACACAGAGTCTATGGTTGATAATATAAAAAATAAAACAAGAGAAGAACTCAGACTGTTTGAAGATTCAATCAAAGAGCTTGAGAATAATTTAGACTTAAAAATCAATAAAGCATTAAACAATCCACTTAACAATATGTCAGCAAAGGTAAAATAATGACAACAGCAGTAGTAAGAAAACAAGGTAATAGACCTAGTAAATACAAACAATCTATCCTATCAGATTTATTTGAAATGTTAGCGAGAGGTCAAACTATTCGTGAGTGTTGCAAAGAACTAGATGTGTCTTGGACTACACTGAGACAATGGATAAACAAAGACGAAAAGTTAAACAAACAATATCTACAAGCAAAACACGATAGCGTTCTCTACACTATAGAAGATTTAGATACTTTATTAGAACAAGCAAAAAAAGATCCTAAGTTAAATATGACTAAGGTAAAATTATTAGAGATTATTCAAAAAAATGTGCATTTCAAAGCTGGTAAATTAGCACCAAAGATTTATGGCACAGAAAAACAAACTATGTCTATACAAGATCAAAAAGGGAATGAGTTTAAGGTAGAGTGGTCTAAATGAATTTAGATTTTAAAACCTTACTTCCTTACTTAGCCATACTAATAAGTATTGGTATGACATGGGGAATGTGGTCAGAACGATTAGAGGCTGTAGAAAGAAAAGCAGATACTATTTCACAGATGCAACAAGACATAGCTGTCATTAAAGAAAAGATTATATGGATTGAAAAATATCTTAATGGAAATTAGTTATGAAAATGTTTCTTATCTTTTGGTTATGTGTCCAAGATCCCATAATACCATTAGATCAAACTTGTGCATCAAAAATAATTTATGACAAATCATACAATACACAAGAAGAATGTAGGAGAGCATCAGTAAAACTAGCACAAACATTTATGGATAAACCAAATGTTTATATCACTACTTTTTGCACTACAAAGATAACACCCGAAATATAAAGGAGGAAGATGTCTAAGATTTTAATAATCTCAGACCTTCACGAACCATACAGTCATACAGATAGCTTTGCTTTTATAGAAGCCATCAAAAAAAAATACAAGCCTGACAGAGTTGTTTGTATTGGAGACGAGCTTGATTATCATGCTCTATCTTTTCACGACTCAGATCCTGATTTACCAAGTGCTTCTAAAGAATTAGAACTAGGTTTATACAAGATCAAAATGATTGAGAAGTTATTTCCTAAAATGGATTTACTTCATAGCAATCATGGTTCAATGGTCTATCGTAAAAGAAAGCATCATGGCTTCCCTTCTCTAGCTGTGAAGGAATATGCTGATATACTAGGTGTCGATAAGCAAAAGTGGCGATGGCACGATAAGTTAATTATTAAAGATAATTATGGTGAGTATTATTTTTGCCATAATATGAACAAAGATCCTGTAAAATCTTCTATGTCAATAGGCATGAATTTTGTGCAAGGGCATTATCATACGGAGTTTCGTATAGGATATTGGTCAAGTCCTGAAAGCCTTAGATTTGGTATGAATGTAGGTTGTCTTATAGATAAAGACTCACTTGCATTTGCTTACTCAAAGGTTAATATTAGGAGACCTGTACTAGGTTGTGGAATGATTGTAAATGGTGTGCCACATTTGATACCTATGATCCTTAAACGAGGAAACAGATGGGTACGGAAACTATGAAGGATAAAATAAATCCTGATTATTATATTGGTACAAAAATACAGGTATCAGATTTCATTCACGAATTTAAACTAGATTATTTTCAAGGCAACATTGTTAAGTATGTCGTAAGACACAAACAAAAAAACGGCATTGAAGATTTAGAAAAAGCTAAATGGTATTTGGAGAAACTAATAGAATGTACGAAGAAATTAAATCTGCAATAATTAAACACGAAGGAAAAGTTAATAAAATTTATAAAGATCACTTGGGCAACGCTACTTTTGGTGTTGGACACTTGGTACTACCCTCAGACGATTTACAGGAAGGAATAGAATATGATGATACAAAAATTATGGAGTTCTTTGAACGAGACTTTAGACAAGCTACCCTTGATGCAGAAACTTTCATCAAAAGGGAGAGTGTTGATGATCGTGCTTTTGGCTGTGTTATTAATATGGCTTTTCAGCTAGGACTACCACGATTATTAAAATTCAAGAACTTTCAATACCACTTAAATAAGTGTGATTATCAATCTGCCAGTGATGAAATGTTAGATAGCAGATGGGCTAAACAAACCCCTAATAGAGCTAACGAACTGGCAGATACAATGAGGAATATATAATGTTTCAAATGTTATTAAAACCTTTGCTAGGTGTAGCTGGTGAAGTTGTTAAAGGTGTCGTAGATACTAAGAAAGCAAAAGCTGAACAAAAGGTTACTGAGATAAAAGCAAAGACAGAGTTGCTGAATAAACAAATTAAAGGTGAGATAGAGTATGATTTAGAGGCTATAAAAGGCTCTAAAGACTCGTGGAAAGACGAGGCATGGACTATATTGTTTATTATAATAATAGCCATGTGCTTTATTCCCCCACTACAACCTTACACAGAAAGAGGCTTTGATGCCCTCTCAAGAACTCCACAATGGTTTCAATTTGCTATGTATGGTGCAATAGCTAGTTCATTTGGTTTAAGAGGAATGGGTAAAGTGTTAGGTAAAAAATGAGTACCCTAAAAGAAGTAGAAGCATTATTACGCAAGTCTAAGAAAGAAAACAGAGAACTCAAAAAAGATAATGATGAAAAAGACTTACATATAAAATTTCTTAATGAACGATTAGATAATTGGGCTGATAAAAATGCACAGTTGAGAGAAGAAAAATTAAAGATTACAGTAGATGATGTGATTGCATTTCAAAAATCAAAAGCAGATTATGCTTCTTCACAAAACCAATCACTTACAGAACAACTAGAAAAACAAGAAAAGGTAGAACTAGATGGCAACTTATCAGGGTAGGACAGTTAAACTTAACAAGCCCATGAAAGGCGATGTCAAAAAATTTAAGGTGTTCGTAAAAGATGGAGACAAAGTTAAAAAGATAAACTTTGGTGATCCTAACATGAGCATTAAAAAGAACTCACCAGCACGAAAGAAATCTTATTGTGCGAGATCAGGTGGGATTAAAGGGAAGAATAATAAACTATCTGCAAACTATTGGTCTCGTAGGGCGTGGAATTGTTAAAGGAGTAAAGTATGCCAAAAGTTGGATCAAAGGTATTTAAGTACACAAAAAAAGGAAAAGAAGAAGCTAAAAAATATGCCAAAAAGACTGGCAAGAAAATGAAAAAGAAGAAGGGTTATTAATGCCAAAAAAGAAAG